TCTTATTACCAAGATAGATATCATTTTTGTTCATTTTGTTGTTTAATCAATTTTTGAAGCTCTGCAGTTGATCCAACAAATAAATTATTGTTGATCGTCTGAGGTGTCTGTGGACCATCCATACTTTCTATATCTTTATGTCTCTTTTGAAGTTCTAGTAGATCTTTATTAGTATCAGCTATAGTTTTTAGAAGAGTGGCAACAACCTCATAAGCTCTTGGTTGCTGACTTTGCTGAGCAACACTTAGCATATCATTAAGTGCTTCGCCGCCCTTTTCAATCACAGAAATCATACTCCCGCGAGCATATTCGTAGTCTGTTGGTACCAACGACTTTCTTTGAGCACTTGTTAGTAGAGGTTGTAGTGGGTTCATATTTAAAGCATCACCTATTGGATCATTGTTCATAAAACTGCTCTATCGTCTGACTAAATGTGTAATCATCATCAGCTTCTATTTGATCTAATGTCTTACCTGTAACAACAGGAATGGTTGTAATTACATCTTGAAGCTGAGTGTTTCCAACAGCATCAGCAAATACCAAATCCCTATCTATATTATAGAGATTGATAATTGAAGTTTTAATTTGCTCTTGCTTACGCGTTGGTCCAAATATATAACCCTTCAATGTAAAGTTGAGAGTCCATGTTAAAACTCTTCTTTCTATAAAGTTGCCTTCATACGTGTCTTCAGATCTAACATCATCTAGTACAATCGGAATATCGTATCTGTGTTGCATTGAAGAATCTAAATTCAACGTTGCAGTCCAATCGGGTGTGAAGAAAGGAAGAATCTGTTCAAGTATCCTTGTACCGTCATTTGCATTCTTGACTAAAATGTAAAGACTGAAATTGAAATCATAAGGCACCGGCATGTACTGATACGATAATTTATTTGGATCAGTGGTATTTTGAACAGCAATCCTGTTAATTGTTGGTAGTTTTCTTTCTGATGCATAGCTGATATCCGTCATCTCAAACCCAATCCGAGGAAGTTGAATTGCAACAGGCTTAGTTAGATTTGGATCCTGAGTAAGTCTTGATATGAACTTTTGTTTTGGACCGTATGATACTGGAACTTTTATGTTATGAGTCGTATCAGCCCCATCACTCTTTTTAATATAGATATCATTGAAGATTGTTCCAAAAAGAACAACATATTTCTTGATAGTATCGTGATAAAAAACTTGATTAAACATCAGTATTGTCCCTCACTAAAAGGATCTATCTCTGTGAAATCTAGTATTGAATCTCCCTGAGTCTCTAGCTCTGTGTTGTCAGATATTGAATCTTGGGTATCGAGACTGAATAATTCGAGTACCAGATCATTCATATCTTCATCTGCAATAGCAAGACCGGCTTCTGTTTTAATAGCAAAGTCGGATAGATTAAAAGTAAGATCTTTTTGTTTCTCATCTATCTGCTGAATACCTGTGTTAAATATTTCATTACTATATTCAAACAGCTCACATGTGATATCAAACGTCTGCAATGCACCAAGTTGATAGAATATTGCCTCATGTTCAACAAACTTGATTTCAAATAACTTGTTGTTAAGTGGGAAATATATTAAATCACCCTCTCTAGGTCTAACAAAAGAAGTATATGCACCTACTTCTTCACTGAATGTTCTTCTTGCAACCGTGAATGTTACCTGATCTCTTATTTCTAGATTAAACTTAGACAAGAAGTCACCTTGGCCAGCAAATCCCTCAACATTCTTGATATACATCTCAACAAAATATTGAGAATTAAATTCAGAGTACGATTCTTCTCCGTATATTAAATCATCTTCCACTCTTGTTCTAGGAAGATAATACAAATCATGTCCGTACATACGAATTGATTCCACTACCAGATTTTCAATCAGTAGTTGCTCTTGGCTGGCACCAAAATTATTGAAGTAAAATGAAGTGGCGATTTTACTACCCCTTAGCCAATCATGTCAAATGCTGGTAAGCTGTAAGAAGTTGCCATCTCTTTTTCCATTTGTTCTATTTCATTTACAGCATCGTTATAAATCTTGTCACCGTTAAATTGAACACCACCTGGTAATTGTAATCCAGTAAATTTTGTAAGATTGGTTCCCCATTGCTTTTTAATTAAAGCGGTTGCATATCTTGTTAACCATCTATCAGACCAAGCATCAGTATAAGTATCTGGATTAAGTACTTGATAAGCCTCAACTATGAGAAAATTTCCAACGTTAACTTTATTCCAGTCCATGTCTATATGGAGTTGATCCGTATGTCTATTGTATCTGATTGGTTGTTGTCCAACAAGTAGCTGCTCAAGAAGCTGTATATGTTGGAACATCATGTAGTATGGAACCATTGAAACGGAGGTAAGAGTGTACAGATCGTTCAACGCAATTTGATAACGAATATCAAAAAGGTTATTGCTAACCATTGGATCACCAATATTAAATATTCTTACTGCTCCAATAATATTTTCAGGTAAAGTAATATACTTGTCTACAACGTTATTTGCAGTGATTGTGTGCTTGTAATAAATTCTCTCTGTACCGTCAAAATGGTAATCCCAGTAATATTTAAGGGCTTCATCGATACGGTCTTCTACTTGATCATCTTCTACATTAATTTCGATCACAGGTTTGCCTAGCTTGCGTAAGCAATATTCTTTGAATTCTGATCTGGTAGTAGGGGATGACATATTTACTCCTTGTTTATGAGCTATTTATACCAACCCAAACTTACATATTGGTGACGTGCATTTGTAAAAGCATCTAAAGTGTAATTAGATTGTTCTCAATAATAGTGTATTTGTATTCATAATGTTCAAGAAAAGACTCTAATTCTTTTAGAATTGAAACTCTATAGTCAAAATGTTCTATAAAGATACATGGGTGATATCTTTCAATCATTTGTCTAGCACCTTTCAAGACAGATAAGTCCATACCCTCAACATCTATTTTAATTAAATCAACACTAGGAACTGAATAAAAATCAATGATCCAATCAATGGTTTTAACCTCAACAATTAATTTTTGATCAGTAACATTTTTAACAACCCTATCTACCAAACTAAAAGTTCCGTAATCCTCATTACCAAAATAGTTTGGTTCATCTACTTCTATTCTTGAATTTTGATCACCTATGGCATACTGGTAGGTATATACATTGTATAGATTGTTGATTGATACATTACCACATAGGATCTGAAATACAGATCTCTGTGGTTCAAATGAAAATATCTTTCCATTAGGAAACGCCCTAGACATCCAAGTTGTAAATGTTCCAATATTAGCACCTACATCAAATATTATAGGAGACTGGATATTTTTTATCCTTTGATAACAATGTTGCGACTCTACTGTTGAAACATTACCGTGATCTAATAACCACTGAGAATGACCTACCCCATTAGGATCATTATCAAATCTATTAATTATCATTAACCCATGATCACAGTTGAGTAAAACATTTCTGTTTTTTTTGTCTCCTATCTTGAAGATATCATTGGAAAACAATGTACTTTGTTTATTGTCACTCATGTGAATGTTAATCTTTGTCAGTTACAATTACTGCCACGTTATCCACCCAGATCAAACGCCCAATACAAGCAATGTTCCATTTGGTTTCGCCGTGTTCTTCAGTGCATTCAGTAAAGGTTTCGCCTACTAATCTGACGTCTTTTGCCAAATGTTCAACACCATTTTCAAATACACGCCAGACCAAATCAGACCCACCGTGCTTGGTATTAAATCTGACATGATACTTATTTAAGGCCAAGAGATTCTCTTATCTTAGTTGCAGATATGGATGTAACAGATTTATCGAAGGATTCTTCCTCTATTGTGTAACCTACATCGCGGCCATATGTAATATTAACAACATTAGGAACAACTTGAATTTCATATTGGCCTTGATATAATGTATCCAGGTCTCTGCGTATGAAGTATTTTACTTGCTCGATAGCAAAAGGATTGGTTCCTTGCCAGCCTTGGCAGTCACGTATTTGGATAACAACCTGTCCTGTTTTTGCAATAGCACGTTCAAACAACGCACGGTGGCCTGCATGCCATGGCTGCCAGCGTCCCAACATTTGTACTGTGGGTGCTTGCCAATCAAATGTAGGACGTCTCTTATTATCTATGATATGTTGTCCAATAAATTCTGCCCACTTATCACCATCTTGTTCTGTGATACGGAAGTCATAAACTTCAGGTGGTACAAACATTTTATTTGTATCTTCAAAGCGACCCTTCTCTATTGTGTCAATCCAAATAGTCCAGTCAGCTTTAAAATTGTTGCGCATTTCAACTAACGGAGCGACAAAGTCCACAATACAATAGTCACTATTGGATTCATCTGCTATGTCACGCATACGCAGACTTTGTCTAATACGCCCTTCGTGACTAAAGTCCCAGTCATTGTATTTTTTACGTACATCATCAGCGTTCAACCATGTGACTGTAACTCTGGCATCATCGATTGGCATCAGAGAGTTTTCATTAATAGGTTTAATGTGTTGCTCAAGATATCTTTTCAATCTCTCAGCCAAATAAGTTTTACCTGCACCAGGAA